GTGGACGAGTAAATAAATTTCTAGGACATCATTAAGGGATGTCGGCTTAGTAATAGGTTGGCGGGGAAGTCCACCCTACTCCCCCTATTAGTCCGTCGTACCCCTAAGTCCAGGTGGGGACTGACTTACCGTTAGATAACCCTCTAGCTTGTTTACGTTGATTAAGAGACATACCCATTACTAAATGGTTTGTCGCTGCTTGGGGGTCGTCTAGGAAGGATTCAAGGATGTCTGCGAACTCTTGGTTTTTTCTGTCTAAGATTTGACGTTCTGCTGAGATAGATAAAGCGTCTGTATAGTATTGGACAGCTTGAGCTAAGCAATCTAATCTGTCGTCGTGCTTGACTGCGAATTTTTCGCGACACATTCTAGACATTTGATAGAAGAGCATATAAAGGAGTCTTTTTTCAGGAGCTTCTTCTTTATTAGAGGAGTAGTCCCATTCAAGAACGCTACGGTTAACCACCAAGCGATGCTGATTAAGGACAGGCTCTAGGGAGTCGATGATGCGGTCTTCTTTACGGACGTTAGCTCTAGTTTCTTCAATGTGTATAGCTTGTTTAGTATTAATTAAATGCTTTTTAAATAGTTCAGCGACGATACCGTCACCGAAGTTAGATTCAATTAGCAAGGTAGAGACGTTATATTTCTTACAACCTTTAAGGATGTCTAATAAGGTTGTGTCGCTGTAGCCGTCTTTGTAGGCCCGCATTTCATGAAGGTATAGGAAACCATTACGTTGGCTAACAAAAGCTGCTGCGGTCTCGTCTGCGCCCTTTCCAGAGGGATCTACGCTACATATTGTCTCTGTATAGTCGTCCCACTTCCCTACGATGTCCATAGGGCTGTAGAAGTAGTCTCCAGGCAAGCCTACGGTTGGTGCATCTTTAATAACGTTACGTGGATCAGAGCACCATACAATGGACTCTGGGGCTTGAGTTGGGTTAACTGAAGTAACTATCAGGTCAGACATCTTTAAGGGGAACTTTTCGGCGTCAGACAAGCTTGTATCAAGCATGAACTGAAGCATGAAGTTAGAACGTCCCATGGACGCTTCACGTTGTACTAGATCGTCGTCGTCGAAGCGATCTGGATCTGTACATTCCCAAGGTTCTGCACCATTATCTATGTCTTCTTGTAGTTGAGGAGCTATTTGTCCTTCGTAGCTGGCAAGCTTTCTGGGGAAGCGACTGGGCCAAACAAAGGGGCGATACGAACGCTCTGCCAACTTATTATAAACAGTAAAACAACTCTGAGGAGTCCCGAGATAGCAAATACGGCTATCATCTTTTGGTGTGAGAATTGATTCCGCTTCCGTGCAAAGTTGAAGAAGTTTTTCACGCATCATCTCCGTCATGGAGTTTCCGGGGACTTCGATATCGTCTAGTACCATAAGATCCGCGCGTGATCCAGTTAGCTGACCAGTAATACCCACGCTCTTCACTGAAGGTGCTTGGTGCGGACTGCAAGCAACGTCGAAGCTTATGCGCGACCATCTTGAGTCGTCTGATTTGGGTTGTAAGTGACTTAACCAAGGTGTTTCAATTATTAGTTTTTGTAAGAAGATGGACATGTTGTCTGCTCTCTCTTTAGAGGCAGAGATAATCATGATTTTCTTTTCTGCATCGTTAAATAACGTCCATAACACGAAGGCTCCAGTAATCCATGATTTACCAACTCCTCGGAAAGCTTGGATCTGTAGACGTTTAGGTCCGTGTTGTAAGTAGTCCGCTATTGCATACTGCGCCCGTGTAGGAGACGGGAGATCAAGCTGGTCCCACAATGCTTGCAGAAACAGCTTGAAATCGTCCTGTAAGGACGTTAAAACGTCATCCATTTATATCCTGTTTTTCTTTTTCTTTTTATAAAGGCTGGATCTATCAACAATACTGCCATCCTTCATTTTAACTTTACCTTTAGGTAAATCTTTTGGATCTACTTTAAATTTATTTTTATCTTTAGTTATTTCAACTTTCTTTAGAGATTTACCTTTAGAAACTGGTGTTTTCTTTTTCCGTACAGAAGATTTATATAAAGTTTCTCGTAAATGAGACTTACCATGTCCACTAGATTCCGCATACTTAGCTACTTCACTTTCAAAAGTTCTACCAGCAGCTTCTTTATCATAAGCACGACGTTGAGTACGTGTCAGTACACCAAGTCTTTCTCCAGTCTTATAGTGTCTAGTATGAACAGTTGAACCTGAAGATTTCTTCGTACCACCTGTAGTAGATTCAGGTTTCTTATCTAGATAATTTGATTTCTTCAGGTTCTTCCAACTCACCTGACTCTCTTCTGAAGAAGAAGAAGAAACTTTCTTTTTATTGGTAATGTTATTGGTCTTCTGGTTATCGGTCTTCTGGTTATCGGTCTTCCTGTTTTCGGGATTCCACCTGCTATGAGCTTTATTAAAGCCTTTCAAAGAACCATGTTCTTTCAGGTAGGCGTTTTGAGCTTTAATGCGGTTTATTTCATATTGAGTAGTTGCACCACCGATTGCTCCTCCAGCTTTAAGTGGCTTTTTCCTTATTCTACGAATAAGGTTTCCTGTTGTTCGCCATCCACCACCAGTTATATCTGCTGCCCCAAGAACTTTAAGTGCTTGACCACCAACTTTTCCACCTATTTTTAGACCCTTAACTACTTTGCCATAACCTTTAACATTCTTTAGTCTTTTAGCTTGCATTACTGCCTTTTTACCAAGTGTCTTAGCCTGTTTAACTAACTTCTTAGGTTTAACACCTTTGCCTTGATTGACTTCAGATATAACCTTTCCGCCTTTCGTTACACGTCTAGGGTTAGTTGAACTACCTTCTACTTTGTATTTTCTGTTAAAGGCAGTATCTTTATTAACTCCTTTTTTTGCTAGCTCTAATTTTTCTCTAGCACTAACTCGTCTAGCACTCTCTACCTTTGGTGTTACCTTAGCTTTCGTCTTTACTTTAGGTGTTTTAACTAATTGCCCACCTTTATCTGTTGGACGTACAGCTAACTTTCCACCTTGAGGTCTGTATAACTTACCGCCAGGACTTCTAACAATCTTAGAAGCTGGTTTAGTGTATTTGGTTAGCTTGTTTCCTTTAGATTTAACGATCTTTCCACCAGGCTTTAATCGTTCAAAGGCTCGTCTTGTAGCCTTACCCGATTCGACAGTACCTTTAACAAACTCTTTACCGCCTTTAACAAGCTTGTCGTGTACTTCGCGGGTTATTTTACCAGCTTTATATAAAGCATTAGCTGATTTCCTTGTATCCTTGCCAAGCTTGTAGGTATCTTTTATACCTCTTACGATACCTTTGTCACCTTTCCTGATTTTTAAAAGGTTACCTACTTTATTTGAAACTTTAGTAACTGCACTAGAGCCTCTTTTAACTAGAGAGCCACCTTTAGGTTTTTGACTTTTAGGTTTTGAATCGAGTTTAGCTGTGCTGTTGTCTCTTTTCCTTTTTGCAGCGAGGAATGCTTTTCTTGATATCCATCTACCGTCATAACCTCTGACAGTATAGGCTTTAGTGGGATGTGGAGTTCCTGGTGGTATTTTACCCGAGGGGGGTCTTCGTTTTCTATCTGGCATCTTAATTAATATGTTGAAGAATGATCATTTCTCTCAGAGGTCGATGTCCAAATGTCTGGCGCATCC